TCCTTGAACGAGCAATCCCAGGATTGGATCTGCTCATCGACATGACGCGGCGCCTCGATCGCCATGATCGATCGCAGCGTGCCATCCGGCAGCCGCACCATGACGGGCGGTAAGTTCGCGCCTCGGGGCTGAAAGTATCGGAACCATTCCCGCTTGATCATTCCACCACCGGCAGGTGAAGGGCGCTGCTGAAGTTGGCCTGCCGCGCCGTAGCTGCCGAGGCTCACCTTTAGATCATCTATTTCTATGCGGCCGAAGCGCTCCGGCCATAACAACTCTCCGGGCTCCTTGCGCGGGTCCGTGAACCCGATGCACGTCGTGAGAGACGAGCCTTCGTATTCTGCAGGAAGGCAGAGGTGCTCCCAGCCGCCTTGCTCCAGCAAGTGTCCGCTCAAATCCTGCTGATGGCAGCGCTGCGCGACGACTACCATGGCTGTGGTCTTAGGATCGTTCACCCGAGTTGACATCGTCGTGTCCCACCAGTCCAGCGTCCCTTTGCGGACGCCATCCGATTCGACCTCATCTACTTTGTGCGGGTCGTCGCAAACAAGTCGGTCGCCGCCCTCCCCGGTCACGGAACCTCCGACCGAAGTGGACAAGCGATAACCCGAACGGTTGTTCTCGAACCTGGTCTTCATGTTCTGGTCGCCAGTGAGCACGAAGATATGGCCCCAACGAGCCCGGTACCACGGCGATTCAATTAGGCACCGGCATACGAGCGAGTCCCGGGTGCTGAGGTTGGCCGCATAGCCGGAATAGAGAAAGCGCCGCTCGGGCCACCGAGTCCATTCCCAGGCTGGCCAGAAGACCGAAACGAGCAAACTCTTCATGTGCCGCGGCGGCACGTTGATCAATAGCTTTCGGATGTGTCCGTAACTGATCGCTTCGAGATGCTCAACGATCGCGTCGATGTGCCAGCCGGGAACGAACGGCGTAGAAGGCTCAACGATTGACCAGGCTTGATAGACGAACTCCCGGAGGCTGCGCGTGGCCAGCTCGCGCTCAATCTTTATTCGGACGTTCGCCCTTGTTAAGCAGCGCGATAAGTTGTTTGAGCTCGTCTTCATTCAATCCACCTAACTCCGGTGCCGGGCCGATGCCAATCGGTCCGCCGTTCGGCCCGCTCAGTTCATTAGCGAAATAATCCTTGTAGCCCAGGAGATTCTTTGCCAGGAAAATGTTTGGCGGCCGGGTTTCCTTTGGCGGCCAAACCCCACAGGTTGCGGCGTAGCGAGACACGTCCCCGAGCCTTACCGCGTTCTATGGCTTCTGCAAATGCGGGCTGGACCTTCCGGCGCTCGATCGTGCGCGGGCTGACACCGAAATAGGCGGCCAGCTCTTCATCAGTGCATTGAAGCGCGCACAGTTTTTCTAGTTGCTCCAGGTCGATGTTTACCCGCTTTCGGCCCGATCCCTCGCGCGCCCCGCCAGTCATTTGCTTGGCCCTCCAGGATTCTGATTTCGGCGGACCAATCCGAGAGCGCTAGGCAAAAGCCGCGCAAATCGGAGTGTCCCGATCGAATTAGCGATTCGATTTCCGCGATCTCGCGGCGACAGTGCTCGATTCATTTCGTCCCCTGCCTCTCGGCCTTCACCTTTTCGAAGCACCTGCCGTCTGCCTCGAGCTTGGCTTGTCTTCCTGTTAATTGCTGCCAGCGCTCGACCACGACGTCAACATACTTCGGGTCCAGTTCCAGTCCGCAGCAGACACGTTCGGTCAGTTCGGCGGCCGCTAGCGTCGTGCCGCTTCCCAAGAACGGATCGTAAACGAGTTCGCCGCGCTTGAGGTGGTTCAGAATCGGGCGCCGCATCAGCTCGATTGGTTTCTGCGTGGGATGATCGTACTTTTCGTCGTCCGACGCGCCCATGATGAATTTCGGAGACGGCGAATTCCAGACCGTCGAGTTCTCGCCCGCCTTCCCGTACCACGGTGCGTTCTTTTTTCGCACAAACCAGCACGGTTCATGAGCGAACCAATAGGGCGTTCGGGTAAGGACGGTTCGGCCCTTGTTCCAGATGATCTGCTGGTGGTGCACAAAGCCGATGCGCAACAATCCATCCAAGACTTCCCGGGTGAATTTCGAGGCATGCCACACGTAGGCTGCCTCCAGACTCAGTACGAGAGCGAAAGCCTCGGACCAGTCCGCGCGCGTGTCGCCTGAGATCGTCGTTTCGGTGTGACCTGGGGTGCGTTTTTTCAGGTAACTCGGCTCCGCTGGGCCGTGTCCATTTAGGCCGGCACGATCGCGCCATTCGCTGTCGAGTTCGATTCCATAAGACGGATCGGTCACCATCAGCCGCGGCTTGCACCCGCCCAACAATCGCGCGACCGTCTCCGCCCTGGTCGCATCCTCACAAAGCAACCTGTGCCGATCAAGCAGCCACAAGTCGCCCAGCCGGGATACTGGTGATTCAGGCAACGGTGGAGCTGCGTTCGCTTTCTCCTCGTCGTCGAGCGCCAATAAGCTATCGATTTCGTGCGTGTCGAATCCGGTGAAACTCAGATCGAAATCCATTTCCTGAATTTCCTGCAGCTCCTGAGCGAGCAGCTCCTCGTCCCAATCGGCCCAGGTCACTGAGCGGTTCACCATCAGACGAAAAGCCTTGACCTGCGCAGGCGTCCACTCGTCGCAAAGGATTACTGGAATCTCGGTAATTCCAAGCTTCCGCGCCGCTTTGAGACGGAGGTGTCCGTCCACGACTTCGCCGTTGCTTCGAACGAGACAAGGGATTTTGAAGCCGAATTCGCGGATCGATGAACACATACGATCCACAGCGGCATCGTTTTTGCGTGGATTCTTACCGTAAAAAACGAGCCTATCAATTTTCCAAATCTCGATTTGCTGGGCAGTGGGATGCGCGGACATAACTCACCTTCCGAGAAATTGATCTGGGGATCCTTCGGAAGCTGTGCCCGCGGCACCGGCCTAGCGAACTGAACCTCTGCTCGCAACTATATAGGAATCGCCAGCGTTTGTAAATACTGGTCAAAATTTGGATAGTGGGATACTTTGAACTTTTGCTAAGATCACTAATGATCCGTGACGGTGAGGGGTTTGAGATGGCACGAGCCTACAATAAGATTCTCAAAGAGCTTCGGGAATCAAAGCGGAAGGTTGATTCCCTGAACGGGGAGCTGGAATCGGAGAAGGCGCCGCCGAGCGTTATATATCGAACTCACTGAGATGCTGGAACAAATGAGAGTAGAATTCGGGATCGACGAATTGCTTACTGCACCAGCGAGACTCGTGGACTTGAATCGCAGACCACCGGAATGTAATCTGATGATCGCTGTGGGTAAAGCAGTTTGCCGATGCCGCCAAGCGAAGTTGACTGCCGAAGTGGCAAAACAAGTGGTGATCTTGGAAATCTCCAATCTTGCGTTTGAGAAGTACGGCCTTCCATCGCTTCCCAAGGTCGTTCTGGATCAGTTGGAAGTTAGCTTGGAGACCGCGTATTTTTGCGGCGATTGGCCAAGCGCGGATTATGTGAATCCAGGAACAAAGGAACTGCAATAAGGTTGAGTTGCCGAGTAGATTGTCACTCTAGTTCAGGCCTCTCTCTCTAACCCCGCTCCGGCGCCTCCAGCAAGGCCCACGACACCGGACAGCAACCCTATCAGTTCGAGCAATGTCACAGTAGTTGTAATTCGGGACTCTGGAGAATGCGCTCAAACGTACATAAGTCGGGCCGGCCTGCGACCGCCGTCATTGTAGAGGTTCCTTCAGCGAGCGTTCATACAGGATGCGACGCGGGGTTCCCGCTCGGACATCGATGCGTTCGATCTTTAAGTTCTTGAGTTCATCGAGCACGCCCAAAAACCTACGGACCTCGTCACGAAGTACGAAATCAGAGAGTTCGATTTCATGGCGTGCTTCTTTTGCCGCCTCGAGCAACACATCGACGAGCACAGTCGGTGAAGGATTGAACATTGGTTCCGAATTCCGCACTACGAGATCGTGGATTTGCCCAAAATCGATCGACTGGCACAACCGGACGAGTGCCTGACGCGAGGCTGAGAGTTGAGAGAACCGACGAGCCTGGACTGGTGATTTGTCCCTCATGCTGCTGCCCTCGAAGGACCGCGAAGGTAGAACAAACTGAGGCGCGCGAGGTCAAACGACTCAAGAAGCTTCCGCTCCAAGAACTGATGCTCCAACATTGAGATCTGTTCCTTGGTCATTTTCTCGCGGTAAGGATGGAGTTCCTTTTGTAGTTCCTGCCGGGCCGCCATTGCATCTGCCTCGGTTTGGTGTGATCGCGCAATCGCGATCATGTCCGCTTCGAGTTGATTCAAGCGTTGCTCCAAAGCTTCGAGGTCGCCATATTCGGCTTCGGCGTTAGCGACGAGTAGATCGAGCTCCGCCACAATAGCGGTGTATCCGGTAATCTGGCACAAATGTTGAGCGCGAGCGGATAAGTAGTCTCTCAGCTCAACAACACTGAAAGGCACCGTACAACGTGTGGATCTTTGCTCGAAGAACGAGCTGCAGCCTTGTCGTTTGACTGCAAAGTGGTGAAGGTCGGCTTCATCGCTGATGGCTTTGATCAGTAGCTTCGCACTGAATACAGGATCGTTTTGGTCACGCTTCTCCTTGAGTTTTTCCGCTACAAACGCGAAGATTCCATCAAGCTTCAGGCCTTGCGCACTCCCGCCTTCGATCAAAGCCCGAATCTGGCCCGGTTGAACTCTGACATGGAACCTCGCGAGAAGCGCTCGCATGTCGGAGAACCCCTCCAGGGTCTCCTCGTCCCGATGACCACTCGGTGGTGGGCATGATCCCGCGTCGGCGCCCTGCCGACGAAGATCTCCCGGAGGTTTCTGCGGAATCTCCACGGAGGTGGCGTTCTGCTTGTGCATCCCGGCAGAAGGCTGCTGCTGCTTTACATTTTCATCTTTTAGATTTTCAGTAATAGTAGAGCCGGCTGGAAAGGTTGCATCAGTGCGACCTTTTTGGGTTGCATGTATGCAACCTTCACGGCGCTGTTGCCGGAACGACTCACGTAAATCAGGTAGCATGGATGCAACCTTTTCCAGGTCCCCCCACAGGGCGTCATCCCAGACTTTGCACCATGGGAACGTGATCAACTTTGCACTGGCCTTGAACGGGTTGGGCCGCAGCTTTACGAAGCCGAGTGGGACCCATTGCTCGTAATCCCGCGTGATGGTCGTCTTGTGGACGTCCCAGTGTTCCGCCAGTTTGATGCGCTTCCACCAGGTGTACCCCTTCGTTCCGGCTTTTCGGGCCAGGAATATTAAGCGGAGCGCCGACTCTTGCGTGATGGTTCGGTGAGCAGCGGCATCGAGGATCTTGTCCACGAAATCGCCGGGGCTTTCATAGCAAGGGTCGTTCTCCGCCATATCACCTCGGCCGCTCCGGTAAGGCGCGGGGGCAGGGCGGCTGGCGGTTGCCGAAGACTGCAGGGTGTGGCGCTCGCTGGGGGATAGTGGTCGACGTGCGCTGCCACCGCGCTGCCACGTCGGCGGTCCGCGGCATGTCTGGCACGGTCGTTCCCGAACCAGAACGACGTAAACTCAAACAGATAGACTGAACTGTACCTAACTGAACTGGCTCTTTACACGTTCGATTCCCGTTAGCGCTACCAATTCCTCAAACACTTACGGGCAACAGGGCATCACGCGGTATCACGCGCAACGCTCCAGCGGAAGATAGAACCTATCTCCAGACCGCTCGTTGGATTTCATGGAGCTGGGCTGAGTCGTCCGTGGAGACTGTTTTACGCGAGCGGTTTCGACCGCCCACGATCTGGCCTGCATGGACAGGAAGTTCTTCAGGCCGAGGTCAGTGCAGGTGATTCGTAAACGCTACGGCGTTAGGCGCGAGTAATCTCCCAGAACCTGTCTGCGGCTCCTGGATGAAGAATAGCCCTGCGCGCTAGATCCTTCATGTAGGCTGCGAGCCTTTAATTGCGGAACTAATTCGCCGCCGGAGGTGACTATTCACTCATGCCGCAGCGCTAGGATCGGATCCACGCACATCGCCCGATGGACCGGGACACAGCAGGCGCACAAACCGATTCCACACAGCACCGCGGCCACCGCCACAAACGTCAGCGGATCGGTCGGCGTCACTCCAAACAGCATGCTGGCCATCCAGCGCGTCAAGCCAAGCGCGGCCACTACTCCAATCGCGATCCCCACCAGCATCATGCGCGCGCCATCCCCAAGCACCAGCCGCAACACGTCGACATGTCGCGCTCCCAGCGCCATCCGCACGCCGATCTCCTGGGTGCGTTGCGCTACCAGATACAACAGCACACCATAGATTCCGATGCTCGCCAACAAGAGCGCTAGAGCCGCGAAAATCCCCAGCAGGATCACGGAAAAACGCTGGCTGGCAATGGATTGCGCCACAATCTC